CTTCGTGCAGCGAGCTGTCGATCTCGGCAGCTACGTTGACGCGTTGAACCAAAGCATCCTGAAGGTGCACCGTGTGGACGTCGCCTTCACCGACAACGACGGACGCTCTCTCTCGATGGCTGCAGCCGATACCGCCGCCGTTGCACAATTCCAACTCACCACGCAGAGCCAGGGCGACATCGTATTGCCCTCTGACCGTTCAATGGTCGCTGCAGGTAAGATTGAGGCATACACGCCCTCGATCTCAACGTCTCCCCTGGCTGCGTCGTCCTCGAACTCGTTTGACATTGCACCCCAACTCTACACGAACGGATATTTGGTCGCCACAGAATCCCTCTACCTGGGCGGCGTGGCCAACACGGGATTTGCAGGCAACGTCTACTGCAGCATCGTCATCGAATGCACTGTTGAGAAGATGAGCCAAAGCAAAGCTATGGCCCTCGCATTGAGCCAACAATGAGGTTGGTCTCGATGGACTACGCAACAGGATACCGTGACGGTTTTGCGGCTGGCATCGCCCAGGGCATGAGCATGGGCGTTCCTACAGCTCTTCCCACCGTCGCCATCGAACAACCCACACCTGCAGCACCTCGTAAGAAAGTGTCCGCGTACAACCGCCGATACAAGAAGGCGTTCAAGAAAGTCGCACCTCGATACAAGCTCAAGAGCGGTAAGTGGAAGGCTGGCGGCTTCCGACGTGCGGTGAAAGAAGCACACAAGATAGCCGGGGGCAAAAAGCGATGAGTCGGATTCGTGTTCTACGTGGAGAGGTTCGCAGCTTCCTTTACGATGGTGCAACCAACTTGATTCAGAACGACCAGCGCTTCAACCACGGTTTCCGAATCAAGCGTTTCGTCATTTCCCAAACAAACCTACACTCTTCTTCGATTGGGTCCAGAGAGATTTACGGTGTTCTTGGAACTCATCCCGAAGCCTTGGAGGCATCCCCCGGGTCAACCGTGGTTGAATGGCGATGGAATGACCGTCGCCAAGTCGCATGGGCGGCAACCGAAGCCGTTGGAGATTCAGCTCCAAAACAAAACTTCGAACTCGTTGACCCTACGCACATCATCGTCCGTGACCTTTACATCGGCATTACCGCCGCCACTGCCACAGGAACGGACGAGTTCAACTACTACATCGAACTCGAAGAACTCCCCCTCACCGACAACCAAGCCGTGATGGCGATCATTCAGGAGGAAAGCCAAGATGTCAACTGAAGAAACAACAACCGATGGATCGCCCAACCGCACCCAACGCTTCGCCACGTGGCTCATGGAACGTGAGGAGCGACGTCAAGAGAAGGAGTCAAACCTCGAAGGCCTCGTCCGGTTGAACGTCCTCGTCTCCTTTCTCACTCTCGGCCTTGTCGGTGGCTTCGAAACTGTTCGACTTGTTGTCCAGATGATCCCCTACTTGTAGAGCGGCGTTCAGAGAACACCACCAATTCTCAAGCAGCCATGCTGCAGGTGCGTGAAACTCGTCGGACTTCATCGTGTCCAACGTGCCGTTGATCATGTCCATCACGGTTTCAACGAGGACACGGGCTTTTTCATTCATCGAAGCAACACCTTTTGCAGACGTGCGGAAGGTTGAGCGAGCAGTTTTCTGAATCAGAGCATTGGTATCGCTTGCAGTAGGGGCATCTGTAGCACATCAACCATCACCGCCGAGAGTTTGCCCACTTGAGCCAAGCCTTGTCATGAGTTTGACGAGCGATCCAATAGTAGTCATGCTCGAACAAACGGTCCTCAAGCATCCAGAACGGAACGCCGTGAACGAAGTCGGACGGGTGACCCTGCGCTCGATGAAGAACGAGGTCGTCCCACGTGGCGAACTTGAGGTCCAATGGCTTGCATTGGTGACAAGTGAACATCATTCCGACCCCCAACAAACAGGACACACGCCTTTCTTGTGCAAAGGATTGCACTTGTCTTTCGTTTCACCCCAAATGCGAGCCGAAGATGGTGCGATGTGGTCCGTCTTGTCCGCCATCGGCAGTCCTTCGGTGGCTGATCGTGCATGCTTGAGCAAGCATTGGCGCACAAAACGACTAAAATTAGGCAGTCGATCGGCAATTTTGGCGGTGTGTTCGTCTAGGCTAATGGTCTTATTTCGGGCCATGACACTCCTAGACTACAACACTATAAGTATGTATCTATGAGTATGTCTTGCAGTAGCGTATCAGCATCTTGGGCCTGCAAAGCATCGTCCCTGCGACGAGAGTAGAGGAGATTAAGGTGCTGGCTGGGGGTTTACTTTTTACACCATGACTTGTTGCCCACATCATGGCTGAATCATTTTTCATCAGAGCAACCTTGAACATTGGAAACACAAACAGCTTCGTGCAGCGAGCTGTCGATCTCGGCAGCTACGTTGACGCGTTGAACCAAAGCATCCTGAAGGTGCACCGTGTGGACGTCGCCTTCACCGACAACGACGGACGCTCTCTCTCGATGGCTGCAGCC